AATCTTATCAGCTGCGGTTAAACGTTGATGTCCGCCCACTAACACACCTGTACGCTTATTTCATACTAGCGGCTCGATTAATCCATTCTCTCTGATTGCTTTAATGAGCTTCTTCTGGTTGCTTTCATCAATGATACGAGGATTATAGTCAGCGAACTTGATTTGTGATCTTTTTACTGTTCCAAATTTAAAATGTTGTAATGGTTTAGACATAACTAGCCCCCTCTGCTGCCTGTTGAACCTTTACGAAAAGTAGGCCATAGTCCTCTACCAGAAACTGTCCCTATTCTTTTGCCAGTTTTCCAATCTACGCCATGTTTAGCCAGTACACGTCTTGCTGCTTGTACAGCTCTGTTTTCAGATAATCCATGTGCAGTCTTCCATGCTTTTTCAGCATTACTAGGTGGTCGAACTTTCCCGCTAGATACTAGTCTTTGATATTCGCGTCTAGCTTGGTTTCGTTTGGCATGGTAACTATCTATAGCACTTTTGTTGTCACGATTGAATTTTTCTTCTCCTCGTGTGGATCTAAGTTGTCTGACAGAACGCAAGCGGTCATCCATAACTCCACTTAATTAACTTCCAACACCTTTGCGATTAAGGTATTCTTGTTCAGACATTACTCTTTTGCGAACCATCATTAACCTCCTCTGCTTCCTGTTGATCATCTTTTGAAATTGCCTTTTGTCACAAGAGATTTCTACCCCCCCCCGAACGTCCAAAAGTGCCTTTTTTTGCATTAAATCGAAGCTTTTTAGCAATTTCAGTGCCGCTCCATCCCTGATTGTATAGACTCATAATTTTAGCCCCTGTACCTGTTTGAATCGACCGCAATCTAGCTCTAATCCTGGACAATTCAGGATGCTTTTTGTGATATTCCTTTGCTACTGCTGTCCGCATCTTAGCCATCGCATTGTCATCCGCTTTATTTTGCTTTTGGTAGCGCTCTTGCGCTTTGATATATTTTGGATCATCCAAGTATTTCATCTGTTGTTCAACTTGTCTTGACCATCTGCGCTCGGCTCTGTCTCCAGCTAAAGATCTCGGAGCTTTTGTACCTTCAGGATAACGATGCAAGCTAGCAGCACCATCAGCCGCCCAAGAATGTAAATCTGGGAACAATTTCTTAACCATCACTTTTCACCTCTCTTATAAGTCTCATACTGTAAAACACCGGCTTCAGCTTCAGGGAAAAATTTCAATATTCTCTGATAGTCGTCCGGATAAATCTTTTTAATTGCTGATAGCTCTTTACCAGCTAAACTATGAAAGCTGAATCCTAGTTCCTGGTTGAATTTTGGATAGAACAGGTGGTTCATCCTCATATACTGCTTAATCTCTTTATCAGTCCAGTACATGACAGGGTAGAAACGACCACGCTTTTCATCAATTGAACCTGTGCTCTTTAGCATTGCGCGCCGCACAATTGAATCATTAATCTTTTCGCCGCCGGCAATCCAGTAAATGCCCGTGTCCTGCCTCAAAGCTTCATAGATTGCTCTAATTTTCACTCTTGGGACACTATAGTCAGCATCTCTAAAAGAGCCGTATCTATAAAAGTCAGCATTTTCAAAGTGAGGTACTTCAATAATTTCAACACCGTAGCGCTTTTCATACTTTTCTAGTGCTTCATCTTGAAACTGCAATCCAGGTACTAAGTACATAAAGAACGGTTGAACGTGCTTAAAGTACTTCATACATAGATCTAACGTAACAATCGAATCTTTACCCATAGAAAAGGAAACAAGCACACTATCTGTGATCAGGCTTTGTGTCTTGATTACGTCTAGTAGACTCATGTTTGTTGTTCCTTTCTCTTTTTAGATCTCGCTCCAGCTCTGCTAAAATTTGATTTTCTGTCTTAGAGCTAACCAATCCGAATCTTTTTGTTTTATACATAATTTTCACCAAAATAAAAAAGCGCCTTTTAGCGCTTATTTTTTCGTTTTCGTGGCTTGTAAATTAAAGGCTCTATTTTTGCTTTCCAAGCCTTTTTGTCTTTAACAGGTGTAATCATACTATCATCAACATTAAATAGCTTGAGCTGTCCTTTAACGGGCACAGGCTCAATTAAATCTTGTAATTCAATGCTCCAATGAAAACATTCATCGAAATCACTCCATTCAATGTCTTTTAGATTGACTATGCAAATTGCATATCCAGGTACTGCGCCAGCCACTTTTTTAGCGGTTGAACACATTAGCAATGGTCCACGATATTTTGTCTGCCATGTCCTGTATTCAATCTTCTTGGTACCTTCTATCATCTGCATAATATAGTCACCACGTACGGATAAAGCTTTCATTAATTTTTCCTCCTAATGATCAGTGTGAGATTTGAACTCACGTGTATACCACTGCACACCAGATATACTGTAATCTACATGCAACATTTTCGAAAAACAAATGACCGGTACAAGACTGATCAGATCAGCATATAAATGCTGACTTAACACGTGATCCTGAAAGGATCAAAGAATCAACGAGGAATTGAACCTCGGCATGCAATAAGACCACAACTTGCATACACACCTGTCTGACTCATGGTGTCACCTGACGTTGATGGTACAGGTGACGGACAGTGTTTGCGCTTGCTCGCCGTTTTCCTTGGGTCTTCGCAAGCTAAGAGACACAGCAGAGTCGAACTGCTATACCTCTGTATAAAGCGTAGATCTACGGTTTTCCACGCCGCTTCACTATCAGACAAAACAACAATAATAAAGGAATATAAGAATTGTTAATTGGCTCCCAACTTGAGAGCCTATGAATCGTGGTTGGACTTACACCAACACCACCGCAACTTTAAGTCGGACGTGTCTTTTTGCCTGTTCAGGCTTTCACGATTCTTACCATAATTTTAAAGGAGGTTAAATTAATGAACTTAACTTACTTGGTATTCACGCCGTGTCAAAAAATCAGATCTCGTGCTTCCTAATTTTTCGACAATACCAATATACTTCCCTTCATGGTTGAATTGCGGTCGCTTTTTAGGCGATTTTTGGGTGAAAAATGGTTTACTTTTGGATAGATTTTGGGCGATTTTTGGGTTTTTGAGGGTAGAAAAGGGGCGGCAATTCAGGACAATCACGAGCGTCACGCCAGTAATCATAACGACTGATGAACTCTTTCAATGCATTTTTCTTTGCAGTTTTATATTCACTGTCATTCATGCCAACTTTTACCTGAGTTTGGTAATTATTAAGATTTTGGATATAGTAATTTTCCAAGATGGTTCTATGTTTGCCATGATACTCAAAGTCAGTGCAGTCTTTAATCGCTACTAAGACAGTCAAGGCTAAGTATTGTGCTCGTTCTGCCTTGCTCATAGTGTCCACATAAGCTTTTTCGGTCGAGTTGGTATTACTATGCCCTGCTGGTGCTAAATCAAAACTAGTCCCTGTTAATTGCCCTGGATGAATGCCGCCTTGATACATGTACCCCCAGAAATCTTTCTTTAAAAATTTGTTAACATCCTTACGTTCAGCCATTCGCCCAAATCCCCTCTATAACACTTTAAATAGCCTTAAAAACACCAATGCTACAACTGATACTCCAAAAATGACTGTATTAACTGTGGAATTCCTGCTGTCACCGCTACTTGAAACAATCCAGCAGAATGCGCCTAGAAGTAGCATCATTGAGTATCCGTCCATCAATTCACCTTCTTCATCCCTGATAGAAATGCAACAGCGTTTTTCGGTTGCATTCTAATTACGATATTTTGCTTTAAGTTAGCAATGAAAAAATATGTATACGTATCATCTACTGCACCGAACACTTGAAATTCAGTGCCGTCAACGTCCTTGTATTTATCACCTTTGTGTAATTCCATCTCTATGCTCCTTTCTTTGCTCTACAGCCCATTTTTTGCCGCCTACGTAGGTTAAGACGTCGTCATCATGGACAGTAATCTCACCATACTTAGTCTTCATAGAGCGACAAATCACTCTTCTTCCACTTAATGGCACTGGAGTGCTGTACTCCCTATAGCCATACTTCATTAAAAAATACGGTGTATAAGCATCGATAAATTCTTCTAAGGTTGCTCTGGTTCCTACTGGTAAATCGATTTTCATTTGTATTTTCCTCCCAAAACTAAAGTCAATTGTTACGTTGCCACCACAGCCTAATCGGGTAGTAGCTCTACAATATGGGCAATACCTGGGTGGTCTCATGACAAAGAATTTTCCATGACATCTGGTACAAACCCAGATTGCATAATTTTCAAGCTTCATTTCTCGTCTCCATGAATTTTCAGTACAAGACGATTGTTAGGAATAGCAATCAAATGGCTCTTTTCGCCAAAAGCCTCTTTTAAAACATGGTCAACAAACTCAACACCACTGCTATGGCTAGTTTCTTTGATTTCCAAAGTTGCAAGATTTTGGATGTAATACCTGTAGTTTATATAAATCAGTTGATAGTAATTGCCATCATCTTGATTTGTAAAAATCATTTTTGGCTTAATGCAGCTATATGGTGTGTACTGTGCTGTCCAATCATCGCTAATTGTCATTTTTCTTGTCCTCCTCACTTGCACAAGCTCTAGCTAATGCAACGTAAAAATCTACTTTTTCATCAGTGCTAGCAACTGGCGCATCGTCAGCATCTATAAACGCCATCACCACTTTATGTGGATTTAGGTAGATAGTACCCGTGAAAAGGTGCCGGTGTGGCTTAAATAGGGACAGTTGCGTGCGCTCGCAATGATGGACTTTCAGTAATCCAGCTTCTGAATCACTTGTAAGTGCGTAAGAGAGTCCTTTTGTAAATCCGTCCAGTACTTCTTGTGGTTGCTCTCCGTTCAAGCCAATCAAGATATCCTGCTCATTTTCAACTTTTACCCGCACAAACATAGTTAGTGCTTTATTAATTTTCTTGCTTTCCATGCTTTTCTTCCTCCAGACTTAAAAAGTCGACATCTACCATGAAATACTCCAGAAGACATTCTTCACTGCAGAAGACATTATTTTCGGTGTGCATCGCAACGCCATTATCACCGACGTAGGAATACATGTCTTTAATTTCTTTACGACAGTTATCGCAAATAACTGGCTCTTTTCGTGTCATAACTTGTTCTCCTCCGCTACTCTTAAAACGATGTCTGTGCGCCCTTTTCCAGGGCAGGAGCGTCCTGAAATTCCAAACGGATTAGAAAACTCCACTCTGTTCTTATGGGCCTGATAGCCCACGTTATATAGCTGCTGAATCAGCTTTAAACTATCTAAATCATTTAATGGAACATGGTTATCTAGTTTATCGATAATGGTTGGATCAACGGCAAAACGCTTGAGGTCATTAACTAAGTCTTTATCAAGCATGTTGTTCCTCCTTAATCCTTTCTCTCATGATTGTTAGCAAATAAGGGTATGGTCGCTCAATTTTCCCATCTTGCATTTTTACAACAAAGTCCATAACTACAAGCCTTAGTGCTTGCCAACTTAAATCTTTAGCTAAAGAGATAACTGATGACCACTCCGATTCCGTTGGTTCAGAAGCAACTCTCTTGATTTCGGCTAATAATTTATTTTTTCTGTCATCCTCCTCATCCTTTTCCGCAGAAATTCCCCTGGAGGAGACTATAGAGGAGGATGACCTATCCTTACCTAGACTAGCCTGACCTGACCTAACCTGACCTAACCTATGCGGTCCATTGGTTGTCCGTGGGTTGTCCAGTGGACGTCCATTGTCTTCAAGTGCCTTTGCACCGGTCTTTTTACCGGTATCAGCTCTTGCTTTAGCATGCTGAATTTTCACGTCAGGTATCATTTTTATCAACAGGTCTTTATAAATACTGTCGATTTTACGGTCGGCTCTGATTCTATTATTCTCTCGCCAGTCATTAATGTACGTAACAAGGTCATCATTTAGAACGGTTACAAAGCCTTTAGCTGTCAGAATCTTTAAATCATCCTCTGTGGAGCCGGTTTGAAGCATCACATTGTAGCCCTCAACTACGCCATCATCGTCAGCATGCAAGCCAAGGTGAAAGTATAAAGCCTGGGTTGAAGGTGGCATTTTCAAGAAACGAGCACTTTCAACGATTCTTTTAGAAAACATTCTCCTTTGTGCCACTATTTTTCACCTGCAGCTTTCATAGCTTTCTCAAATGGATCTTCTTTGTGGATAACTTTTTTATCCACAGAATTGGATTCGTTTATTTTCTTTTCTGCCATATCTTTTTTAGCTAACAAATTTTCAGCAAATTTATACATTTTGGTGATACTTTTAATTGCGATCTTGGTTGCTGGTTTATTTTCCTTTGAAGCAAGTATTTGCTGTGCCTGCTCATCACCAGCCATTGCCATAGCAGATACTTCAACTAGTGGCTTGCGCTTTTTGCCATAAGCAATAGTCAGGCCTTCAACTTCTTTCGGTGCCATGAACTCTGGCTTTGACTCAAAGCTTTCAGCATCATCATCGTTTTCCGAGGCAATTCCAAAAATACAGCTAATTGAGTATCTTCTAGTATATGTGAGTGCTTTTCCGTGTTCTTGGGGCTTAGGACTCCCTAAATCGATCATATAAGCACCGAAATCTATAATCGCACCTTTGGAATTGATCAAATAATTGTGTATTCCTGTCTTGCCGCCTTCTATTACTGGTTGTTGAATATAGGCAATATCTTTAGTGTCAATTGCTTCCTGGATTGCCGTTAGCACGTCGTTAAGATCAGCATATTTATACCCATATCCTTGCTGGTTTTTATCAGGCTGGTCTAATTCTTGTTGCGTTTGTATAAAGTCACTAAACAAGGATTTTTGCGCAGTTTTTAGCTCATTTTCGCTAAGCAGCGGCAAGCCACTAAAACAAATTTGTCCAATCCAATTTCTTGGTGCTTCAATTGCTTGCATCTCTAGCCCTCCAATCCACAGTATTGAATGCCATTATCTTTTAAAAAGCTGTGAAGCTGGTTCATTTGCCAACTAGTGCCTTTTACTTCAAGCTTGAGTGTAATTACCTTGTCTTTAACTTCACCCGTGTCAGGGTCAATATAGCGATCCCCCACTTGCTTTAAACTTTCAGCTTCTTGGACTTTAGTTTTTTGCTGTTGCTTTGAAATACTGGTTAAGTCTTCTTTGTATTGATCCATTTCGTTCAGCACATCAGGTAACGAACGTGTTTTTAGTTCATGTACCCAATGCTCACTTGGTAGCCCTAGTTTGTCAGCTCTCTGAGTAACGGTTGTGATAGCTTCAGCAATTTGGCTTTGTCGCTCTTTAATAAGAGCTATTTGCTGATCAACTTCAGTTTCAAACTTGGTATTTGAATAAGTCTTGTTGTCCCAGCTTGGTTGATATTCAATCTTATCAGGATCAATGTTAGCTAACTCACACATAGCCTTAATGTGCTCTAAACGCTTATTGCGGCGCTCTTTACGAGCCTGCTCCTCATAATCTTTGATTTGAGCACTAATGATCTCACTGGACTCATCAATTTCAACAAGCAATTCTTTTATCTTTTCCTTGAATTCGTTAACTGGCTTTTCTACTTGCTTAACAATTTCGATTTTTCGCTGGTTAGTCTTCTTTCTGGCCGCGTTTAGCTTTGCACGAATAGACTTAGCTTCTTTCAAATTATCAAGCGTTACGCCGTATTCTTGAGCTTGTGCGTGGATTTGGTCCACTTGTGCCTTAAACTCTTCGTAGTCCTTAAAATCGATTTGAGCTGGACTGTAGTTTACTGGAAAATCGATATTAAATTGAGTTAATTCGTTTTTGGTTTTATTCATGATATAATCTCCTTGATATGATCTTTTTGGTAGCCCCATGCTGTGCCTAGCATAGGGCTTTTTTAATGCCTAAAAGTTCCTTTACGTTTACTGGCAGTTCCGCAAAACTAGCACCGCTAAGACCGCCAATAGCATTAGAGTGAGCAACAAGGATAAGCTGGCGCTCGCTAAACTTACCGGCTCGTTGATAGCCCATATGTGGTTGATAAACTTGTGCCATAGCTTCACTTTTTCTCCTTCATCTTTCTAACTTCTCTTACTGCAAATGCTGAAAGAATCAGCATAAGCACAACTAACAGTGAAATTACTTGATCTGCATGGGTTACACCGTAGATACATAATTGCTCTATGACAGCTGCTGGTAAAAATGCAATGGCACAGAACTCCAACATTTTTTCAAATCCCTTACAGATATAACTCAATACATGATCAAGCTTAGTAGTGCCCAAATCTGGCATAATGCCCTCCTATGCGTACCCACGTACGCTATACTTCTCTACACAAGCGATCAGCTCAGAACGCTTGTATCTTTTTATTCCGTCAATCACATGGACAGGAACATTGTGTTCTTGCCTGAATCGCCAAAAGGTTGCCTGACTCATACCGCAAACATACGCCGCTTCAGTAGCATTCAGGAACTCTTGAAGTGTGTATTGCCTTGCATACTTCTTAATCAGTTTTTCAGCGTCCTTTTTGCTAAGGAAATTCTTTTCTCTTTTTGGTTGAGTTCTTGCCACTTCCCTTGCTACCATGCGATAAATACCGTGCTGTAGGTCATCCATAGCTATCACCTCCATTTATGCGATATATCCAGACCCATCTGAATTAATTGCGCCAATGATATTGCCGTTTTGGTCCTCAGCCTTAATTCCGCTCTTATCAGCTACAAGCTTTGGAGCTTGTTTTTTTAAGAACTTGTTAACGAAGTACTGCTGGCCTTTTCCTGTCACTTTAGGGGCCTTACTAATTGAAGTAGAGCCGTTTGAGTGATTGATGGTTGTTTCTTTGATCTTGAACAATCCTAAGTTCATGGCTCTTTGAGTTGGCATGTTCCAATCACTGCCCTTGCGGCTAATCAGGTATCCATTTGCGCGCATCCACTTGAAAAGTCTCGTTGCTCCAATGTCTACGCCATTGCCTCGCAGGATCTTTGCCAGTTCACCAATTAAAATGGTTGATTTACTAGTTGCTACCGAATCAGCAAACAAGGCTTTGGGCTTCATTTCGTGAACTTGGCTTTCAGCATCCTTTCTCAGCTGCTGCTCAATTAATCTTTGTTCGCGCTCATCTTTCAACTGAGTAGCAAGCTTGATGATTGTGTCGGGGTCGGTTAGTACTTCCTCAATCTTTTCATCAGTCATGTAAGCACCATGCTTGCGGATAGTTGGAAGAACTTCACTAGTTACCCAATGCTTGAACTTCTTGGCATTTGGCATTTTGCTAGACAGGATCAGACTGTATAAGCCCGATTCGTTGACTACTACTGCAGCTTGATTTCTACCTATGGAGTCCCGAATCGTTACCCCATCTTTTTTATCCTCTCGGTCAACATGATCTTGAATAGCTTTTCTTGTATTTACATATCCGAGAATCCTAGCTACATCTTTTCCAACAAAGTAAGCTTGATCATCAATAGATAAAGTTCTTACTTGTTGATTCTCAAAATTAAATGATTGAAGTTTGCTCATGTTTTCTCCTTTCTTCTCATTTTGAATAACTTTACTTCAAAAAAATATCAGGTGAAATACCCAACGTTTTTGAAAACGCAATTGCAAAGTCAGCATCGAACTTGGAGCGTCCATTTAGTCGTCCACTCAGAGTAGGTTCACTAATCCCCATTTTTTCAGCAACAAACCTTTGCTTAATTCCGTGTTTCTGGAGATAGTCTCTTGCCAGTTCTCTAGCATCTGACTTTAAAACTGTCACCATTTGCACCCCTCCATTTCTTCTCAATTTGTGTAACTTGATTACATTTACTATCATACTACCCATTTTGAGAAAGTCAACATTTTTCTTCACATTTTGAAAAGAAATATTTTTAAAACGAAAATATAGCTTTACAATGTACTCAAATAAGGAAAAACAGAAAGTGAGGCACTTATGAGCACTTTTAGTAATCGCCTTGAGAGCGAAAGGAAAAAGGCTGGCTGGACCAAAACATATACTGCAAAGATTCTGCATTTACCATTAACTACCTATGCAAACTATGAATATGGCAATCGTGAGCCAGATATAGAAACCATCTCCGAAATGTCTAAATTATTCAATGTTACAAACGACTACCTAATGGGAAAAACAGATAATCCTTCATCATCTACTGACTTTTCTGATACAGACTTAGATGCTCTTTTGGACAACGCCCACTCCTACGACGGTAAGCCTATGACCGATCATGACCGTGAAATTATCAAGTCTTACTTAAAAGGATATTTTCAAGGCAAAGAGTAAGGTGAATCGTTATGAGTGATCGTATAAAAGATTTACTTAATGAGCATCATTTGAAGCTTGTGTATAAGGACATAGAGAGTGAAGGCTATATAGTCCACATGCCTGACCCCTGCCCTGATTTTATTTTTGTTAAAGATGGGCTATCAGATGAAGAAACTGAAAGGGTTATCTTACATGAGCTTGGTCATGCTGAAGCCGATGATGATACGCAAAAAGACTACAAAGACAATCCTATAACTCGCATATGCTGTGAGAGCGGCGCAAAGAACTTTGTAGTCCATGAACAGATAAAGAAATACGTTGACCTAGGTAATGATGTGGCAAGTGCTAACTGGCTGAATCTTGCAAAATATATTGGCACTGATAATTACTGTTTGGTGCAAGAAGAATTATTGAAATATGGTGTGGAGTAATGAGATTAATACGGCATCGTTCGCTAAGGAAATCTATTAGTGCAAGAACTACCGCTAAATATAAGAGACAAATAAAGAAAAAGATCTTACCTGGATACGGCAAAAAAGGTGCAGGTGTAATAAAGAATCCTAAAAAAAGCCTATATAACGCTGTTTACAATAGAGCAACTATTGATACTAAAAAAATTGGTAAATCAAAAAGAAAAGGCTCTTCAGACAATGAAAACAAATTAGGCTGCGGTTGTGCTACTGTCTTGATTTTCTTGGGTGCTATAGTTGGACAAGCTATTGGCGGCAATATAGGTGGTACGATTGGCGTAATACTCATGCTTATAATTGCTGTTTTTGGAATGATTTAGGAGAGTGAATAATGAATATTAAAGTAACAAAAGCATTAACGTTGATTAGTGCCGGTTTAATGTTAGCTGGTACGGGTGCAGCAATCATATTGCCTACTCAAACAGTAAATGCTGTTTCATCCAAGACAATAAGCAAATATGCACGCAAATTTCATAAAGTCGTAGTAACCGACCCTATGTGGGTTTACAGGGTATATCCTCGTTATCCCATGTATAAGGCTAAATATATTAAGGCATATAAATTAAAGCCAGGTGATACAGTTTCAATTCGCTACCGTGGTGTTGATTGGGGCTGGACAATAGGAAAATCATATAAGTACTGTACTTTATCAGATGGCTTTTACTGGTTTGAACCTTATCAAAAATACATTTGGGTTGATCAAAGTGTATTAGACGGCGCTGATGAAGAAGAACGTATTGACTATAAGCTTAGCTGGAAACAGTACTGTACTTTGTTTAAAAAAGGAATTTCTACAACCAATCATCCTAAAAAGCTATGGAGGACCACAATTAAGCCATTAATTGAAAAATGGAAACCTGAAACGGACGACTTCTAAGTAAAAAGCCCACCTACTTGGTGAGCTTATATTTAGCAGTCAAAAAGAACATTAGTTTATTTGAAAGGAGGTGAGAATTATGCCAAAACACAAAAATACCAACATTAAGCCTTATAAGCTTAAAAGCGGTAAAAAACGTTATATGTTTTACATTTACTTGGGTCAAAAGAATGGTCAAAAAGTACAAACTTTTCGTCGTGGCTTTAAGAGCTATGAAGAGGCTGATGCTGTATATAAGCAACTAGCCGCAACCAATCCTCAAGATTTTGTTAAGCAAAAGCAATATACTGTAGATCAGCTATGGAACGAATGGTTTAAACGCTATGTCTTAGACGTTAAACCTTCAACCGCACAGAAAACTTACGAATTATACAACTTGCATATCAAGCCCGAATTCGGTGAGTCCTACGTTGACAGTCTAACCACTAAAACTATATCAGATTATTTTTACTCATTAGCTAAAGAGTATAAAAGATACCGTACGGTGTTTAACTATTTGCATAAGCTTTTAGAGTACGCGGTAGACATTGAATTGATTAATCGCAACCCTGCCAGATCTTCTCTCTTGCCTAAGAAGTCAGCGGTTAAGGGACGCGATACATCACATAACTTCTATACGCTTGATGAGCTAAAATCATTCCTAGACACTGCGAAAGAAATTAGTGATCAGGTTTACTTTTACTTCTTGATCCTCGCAACCACAGGAATTCGTAAGAGCGAAGCTATTGCCCTCCACTGGTCGGATTTTGATTACAAGCATAAAACCATACACATTCAGCGAACAACAGCTTACAAGCTCAAAATTAAAGGTAACGGAGAAATAGAAACAAACGATTATGGCACTCAAATCCCTAAAGGAAATGAAACCCGCATCGTTCCTATGTCAGACTTAGTATATGAAATTTCGCTTCACTGTCGTAAAGATCTAAACCCACTTGTCTTTCACAATACTAAGGGCGACTATTACCGCTCTAGTAAGGCTGACAAGTGGAAAAAGCAAATTTACGAAAAGAACCCAAATCTTAAAAAGATTACGGTTCATGGATTGCGTCATAGTTTTGCTACAATTGCTAATGATAATGGTTGGAATATGGTAGATGTTAAAAATGTGCTTGGACATAAGAGCCTAGATTTAACGCTAGGTACTTATACTCACACAACCAAAAATGGTGAGGAAGAAATTCGTAAAGATATTAATGGGCTTTTTTAAAAAGACTTTTTCTATCAAATTTCTATCAAAAAATGAGAGTAAAACAAAAGAACCGCATAACCACGCGGCTCTCAGCTACTTTAAAATGCATAATACGGAGACAGAGAGATTCGAACCCTCGCACCGGAATAACCCGATCTACACCCTTAGCAGGGGCGCCTCTTCAGCCACTTGAGTATGTCTCCAATGGGCCTAAATGGACTTGAACCATCGACCTCACGCTTATCAGGCGTGCGCTCTAAACCAGCTGAGCTATAGGCCCATATAAAGCGGGTAACGAGAATCGGACTCGCGACTAAAGCTTGGAAGGCTTTCGTTTTACCACTAAACTATACCCGCACCTAATATAAAATGAAATGGCGCGGGACGGAATCGAACCGCCGACACAAGGAGCTTCAATCCTTTGCTCTACCAACTGAGCTACCGAGCCATCTTACGGTCCATATGGGATTTGAACCCATGATC